ATGGGAATTATAAGTCTCCATGGTGCAACGGATAGCATAATGGTCCTCGAAACCACAGATCCGGGTTCGAATCCCGGTGGAGGCATTATTTAGCTTTCTTTAGGTTATTTTAGCTTTCTAAAAAGCTTATGTATCAGCATTTACAGCAATTTAGGTTTCTTTAGAGTTCCTTTGTTTTTATTTTTCGGGGGACAAAAAGGGGACAAACACAATCATAGCTGATCCATGAATAACACGGCCTTATGTGCTTCTTGTTTTCTCTGTGAGTCTAACAAATGACCATAGACTTTCATCGTAATAGTCACGTCTGAATGGCCCAGCCGCTTTGAAATATAATAGATGTCGACACCTTTGCTGATCAAGTAGCTGACGTGGCTATGACGCAACCCGTGAAAAGTGATCTGCTTGTTCTCGGGAATTTCAGCTTTGTTCTGAATGACATGCAGGGCTTTGTTACATGCGCTGTCTGTAATCACGTTGTGACGTGGATCACGCATAATCATCTGGTCTTCGTCACGATATCCAGTACGAAGATAAGATGCTGCTTGTTCCTGATGGATCTTATTAAGAAGCTCAATGACGCTGGGCGATATCTCAATGTCGCGAACTGACGAATCAGTTTTAGTTGGCTTGAATCCTGTTCCATACAAATGATCCCAAGAACGCGTAACATGAATGACGCCGAGCTTAGTATCGATGTCAGGCCAAGTTAAAGCCAACACTTCAGATATTCGCATGCCAGTCATCGATCCAATATATACAGCAAGCGCGCCGATATTGCGGTACGAAGCCCGATCAATGGCAATTGCTTTAACCTTAGCGAAATCGTGGCTGTCTAGCACCTTTACTTTCGCACTAGAGCGCACGCCTGATGTCTTCGTTCCAAATGTGAAATCAGAAAATAGAATGCGTTCATTGATTGCCGCTTTTACCATCCCACGAACATAGCTGTTCATCTTGGTAACGACATCTTTCGAACGCTCACGTGGCCGCTTTCGTGTAGTTTTTTCCTTGCGATCTTTGCCAGCAGCAAAATCGTTAATAAATTTCTGCCATTCGATAGGTCGAATAGAATTAAGCTTTCTGCCATCAAATCGGCTCTTTAGGTGCTTTCTGAAAAGCTTGTATCGGTATACAGTGTTGATTGACTTGCCATTGGTTCGGTATGCTTCAGCCCATTGATCCCAATAATCAAGTAACAGAATGTCTTGCTTTGATGGATCGCCACCACGTTTGAGGTCATCTTCAACAGCCTCCGCAGCATCTTGTGCAGATGATTTCAGACGATACCCGCCGTGTGAAGCAACCAACTGTTTCCCGGCGGCATTCGTATACTTAACACGATATTCCCAATACTTTCCGCGTTTTCTAAATGTTGCCATCATTTACACCTCCTTGTGCTATAATACAGTTGGGTGCTATTGCACCCATCACACACTCGTGATTCCATAAGGGCGTCTACCTATTCACTTTGGTCGGTGGGGTAGGCGCTTTTTGTTGTCACTTTTTCCTATTTGCTTTTTTCTTGTTAAGCTCCTCGTTTACATTACTGAGTGGTATATCTTTGATGAATTGTTTCTCTCTGATTTTAGAAAAGGGGACGACAATCTTGTAGTTTAGTTCTGCTTTTTCTTTATCACTAAAGACTTCGGTGCTTGAAATGTCTAGGAGAACTGAGTGCTCATATTTTTTGATAGGTTCTCCTTCAAAATTTTTCCAGCTTTTTTCGCCAAATTTATAAGAGCGTACTGTAATTGGCTTCATAGGTTTTACCCCCCTACAATCTGTGTGGCTTCTTTAATGTTTTGAAGAAGTAGACGCTTTTTGTGATATAATTAAGTGAACAGAATTCATGCAAAAAGAAATTAGGTGAAATAGTGAACACCTCATTGGTAGTCCAAACGTTTATATTGTCTGGGGCTTTAGGGCTTGTCGGTCTTGAATATCTTCAGAACCACGACGCCGTGACTCGGACTTTATCTGATTCAGATAAGAACGTGTATCGCGTAATTATCGGCACAGTCGCATATATGGTGTACTTAGTTCTCTATTCGCTAATCTCTACGATCGAAGAGTTTGGCCAAGTTAAAGTAATCTTGTCAATATTCGCGACTATGGCGATCCTGTTCTTTGGCGAAAAGGGGTACGTAATATACGCCAAGAAGCATCTAGTTGAAGCATCTGGTGCTAGTAGGCTTGATGCGAGAGAGACTGCCTTCACTAATCCGTACAGTAGTGAAGGCTACATTCAGGCGGATATGTTTGATCTAACAGGAAAATACATCGGTTCGGGATTGTTAGATAAAGTCAATCTGATGGCAGGCACATCGCATGACGTGACCTTAGTTTCCCTTCCATCAGGATACAAAGCTCATTCTAATCAACACGACGCAGACGCTGCGTCTTATCTTTGCTATATTGACACTGAATCAGGTATTAAATATTATCTCACTTATTTTTCGGCACCGGTTGTGGAGTAACTGGTGCTGATGGCATGGGCGGGCGATTGATTTGTTTGCTGGGCGTATTTCTTACATGTTTAGCCGGAACCGGATTAACGCGTTGCGGTTGATAAGTATTGGACATAGTTAATTTCTCCTTGCCCCGGTCATTCCGGGGCTTTTTTGTATCCAGCCAACGCTCAGTTAAACTGCTCGACATCTTGATCACCGTCTTGGTCACTAGCGCAAGCTGTTGTGGCGCCAGCCAACAAAACAATGAGTAAGATGGCAACTATCTTTTTTAGCATGATGACTCACATCCTTTACTTGGTATGTGGTACAAGCCCCACCCTCCGGCTTGCACGGGGACGCCGCTTGCGTGGGGGAAGGGACTCTAATCGCCATAGTCGTCGGGAGCGGTTCCGGCGTCATCAATCTTCTTGGCCAAAGCCAATGGAACTGTGATTTTGCCACCCATGGTAGATTTGTAAGTGGTGGTACCCAAGCTTTCAGCATAGAAGGTGATCTTGTCATTTTCTAGAATGCGAGAGCCGTTCATAATATCTGGATCATAACCGACCATAATTACATTGTCATAATTACCATCAACTGCAACACGCAAATCAGTTTCATCGTCACCCTCAACGACTTGAATAACTTCGCCCGTTAAAGTGATGTTCTTGCCCTTGTAGTCGTCTGGAGTCCGTGCTAACTGTTCATAAGTGATCCCAGTGTTGTAGTCAGCTGCGTTGAATGTTTCTGTGCTTGATGATTCTTCATCATCAGAGTCATCGCTATCAGTGTCTTCGTAACTGTCATCATCATCTTGTGACGACTCGACCTTTGACGATTCAGCCTTCGAAGACGAACTAGACGCAACTGACCTGTTGCTTTCTCCCGAGTAGGTGCCAATCCAAAAAAAGATTGCAATAAATGCTACCGCGGATAATGCGGTAATAATAAGGTTCCGCTTTAGTTTTCTCGGATCCTTTCTTTGAATTATAGACAATGTGCCAAATATTGCAGCCAATAGGAGCGATCCCAAAAAGGCAATTAAGATAAGTAGTTCCATTATTCCCCTCCAAAAAATCCAGCTTTTAACGTCGATCAGAGTTTGGACGTAGGCTTTTATAGAACTACCGTGTACACGACTACCTTGCCAAATATAGCGACATTGTCTGCATCTTCATAACGATAAACGCATGGTTCAAAACGAGGATCATCACTGTCAGGCTGAAAAGAGACTACTTTAGCTTCATCGTTTTTATAGTAACGTTTGCAAGAAAAATCTTCATTGTCAATTGAGAAGACGACAATGTCTCCATTGCTTATATCATCTGTCCGCTTTACTGCGAGAAGCGCGCCATCAGGGAAAACTCTGTTCATTGATTCGCCGTTGGCATGAATGATAAGAATGTCATCATCGCCAGCGTAGCGTCCCATTATGGCATCTGATAATTGGATTTCTTCCAAGTTGTCTTTCGTATAAGCTTCAACCAATTCAGGGGCACCACACGAAACCCCCGCGTCTAGGTATTTGTATGAGTGTATAGGCATAGATGGAGAAATGTTTGAGGCCTCTTTTTCTCCAGCAATCACAGAAACAGGAACACCGAAGATATCTGCTATGGATTTAGCAGTAGTCATTAATGGATAAGCAGCTCCACGTTCCCAAGAAGACACAGTGGTCGGGGCAACTCCTAATCTGTTAGCTAAATCAGATTGCGTCATCCGGCGGCTTTTTCTTAGTTTTTTTATGGTGTCTCCAGTATTCATTTTGTTTCCTCATTTCCTATTTATGCTGGCTATAATGTACACCCATTACGTAGAAAAGTACATACCTAAGTACAATTTATTTGCAAAAAGTTATTGCAACTACTAACCATTCGTAGTATCTTTAGTGTTGTTGAAAGGAGGAACGCAAATGACAGAAATTGAACCAGCTTTGACGCTTGAAGGAGCACGAAACAATCTGCATTTTTCGCAGAAAGAAGTAGCGGAAGCACTGGGAATGAGCACAAAAACCTATGCTGACTATGAGAAGTATCGAAAAGTTTTGCGAACAGATAAAGCTTTTGAGTTTGCAAAGCTAGTTAGACAACCATTTGATTCGATTATTTTTTTGCCCAAGGACTACGAAACATTTGTAGTTGGCAAGAGAGATTTGCTTACAAAGGGGATGACGGTATGAACGAACTACAACTATTTCAGTTCGAAGATAACCAAATTCGGACTGTCAGCTCCAACGGCATTATCTGGTTTGCTGCTGTCGATGTGACAGATGCTTTAGGAATTAAAAATCCGTCTGATGCTATCAAGCCGTTAGACGAAGACGAACGGACTAGATTTAATCTAGGTCGTCAGGGTAGCGCAAATTTCATCAGCGAACCGGGGCTATACAAACTGATTGGTGCTAGTCGAAAACCGGCGGCCAAACGTTTTAACCGTTGGGTAACGCATGAAGTCCTCCCATCAATCCGCAAGCATGGTGCCTACATGACGCCTGAAACGATTGAGAAGGCCATCTATAATCCAGACTTCATTATCAATCTGGCAACGCAGCTAAAGGACGAACAAGCCAAAACAGCGGCACTTACGGCTGATAACGAAACAATGAAGCCTAAAGCGTTGTTTGCAGACGCGGTAGCCACAAGTCAAACAACCATCTTGGTCGGTGATCTTGCCAAGGTAATCAAACAGAACGGCGTTGACATTGGTGCCAAGCGGTTGTTCGCATGGCTACGTGAGCAAGGCTATCTGATCAAACGGATTGGTGCCGACTATAACTCGCCGACACAACGCGCGATGGAGCTAGGCCTGTTTGAGGTCAAGGAGACTGCGATCAGTCACTCGGACGGCCATGTAACAGTTCAGAAGACCCCAAAGGTGACCGGCAAAGGCCAGCAGTATTTTATCAACAAGTTTCTGCAAAAGGAGATAACAGTATGAACGAAGAAAACAAAAAGCCCCGCACTGATATGGGTAGCACGGGGGTAACTCTTTACACTTGGCGCACTAGTTATCCATTTCCCCCAGCAGTAAAACCGGGAGACCTGGTGACAATCGTTATTGAGGACGAAGAATTAACCCACACTGTAGGAACCTTTGCTTTCGTCTCCTAAAGGAAGAGTGCTCCATACGGTAAGAACGTTGGACGCTCTTTCAACGAGGACCTCTTCTTTACCATCAACAATAAGATTACGAATCATAAAGAATTCATTTCCATCTTTGAATGAGTAGGCACTTTTAATTGCTACATCTTTCGAAGAAAATACCGCGCCAATATTGCCACTGGTAGGAGCAAATGCTTTTTTGTATGGGAAGTCCATTTATATCACCTCCTTCCATCACCAGATAACTTGATTATCTGCCAAGGGAAGGCCAAAAGAAAGAAGGAAACAACATGAAACCCAACCAAGCAACATCGAACTTTGAAGCACCAAAAACGACATTAAGCAAAGATTACAAGGAGGATATTAACATGAACAAACAATTAGCAGATTTAGTACAGGGCGTTCTTTCTGGAAAATTCCAGGTAGTAGAAACTCGAAACAGCAACCACGAACTTGATACTGACGGTTTCACATCTGGAAAGCTAGAAGTTTCAGAATTTACATTTGCTGTAATTAAAAACACCCCTTCAAAGTGAGAAGGGGTTTGGAACTAGAAACGATCAAGGCTTAGAAGGTTATCACTAGTAACATCATTAGCTTTGGTACGAATGTACGGATCACGTCCAGTCGGGTGGACGGACTCGACTTCTGGTTTGCGGCCATTCTTTGCGGTGAAGTAGTATGCAGATCCCTCATCGATGTTGTCGACAACATCTGCAACGGAAAGCTCCTCGTAATTAGCCAATTTGACCTTGGTGATATCTGATTCGTGCTCACTGTTATACGGCTCTGTGTGAACTTTAACAATTTCATATGCCATTTTAGTCACCTCCTTTCCACCAACATTATCGGTCCCGATAGAGAAAAAAGAAAGAAGAAAACACAAGTGAATGAGGAAGACTTGAACCGTATCCTTGCAGTCGTCGCTATATTTCTTGCAATGCTGTCTCTGCTCTTACAGCAGTGTGGTTTATGACAAAAGATTTCTTTAGCGGATGTCTATCAGCATTAAGAAGCAGGAATAGTTATGGCTGTAAAAATCTAAGGAGGCTGTCTAAATGTCAGAAAAAATGCTCATTGCATTAGTTGTCATCGGGATTGTGGCTGTGCTTGCAACAGTAATTGTATCTCTAACTATTTTTGCCATCACGGGTAGTGTGATCGCTCTAATCGTTTTTTATGCAGTTTGCCTGGGAGCACAACTAGTGATGCTGATTGCGGAAATAATTATGGCTGTAAAAAGCTAATTGAAAGGTCCTTCTTTTCTCCACGTGTTCCGTGGAGAAAGTTCAGAATCTCGTTGTATAAATTCAGGTATTTCTACGTTAATATCAAAGTTTTTGAATGTCGTTTCTATAGTTAACGTGTTCTTCCCGTTCAAATGAATGAATTTAAGGTCATCTTCATAAACAGGCCAAAAAATATATCCCTTAACAATATCAAAAGGTTTCAGGTGGACAACCGGTCTTATCCATTGATTGCCGACTGTCCATCCAAATATTTTTGAATTTCCACCGTACGTAATTAAGGATCCATATGAATGCTTCGCGGCTCTTTCTTCAACTTCGTATCTTGATCCCGGCAAGGCATATGGACCGTATGTAAAGTGATTGTTCAACGTAAACGTGCTTATTGCAATGGGGTTAGAGCTTTGATTGCGAATTGATACTTCCATAAGTACTCGATAGCGGCGATCTGTGTAAATATCCGGGTCATCGTCACCAGACCAAGAAGGCTCAATTAGCATAGACGATCCCTTTTTTATTGTTTGACTCACTTTAATTTTTGGCTTTCCACGTTGATAACCTTTAAAGGCTAAGCCAAACGACGCAATAGCAAAAACTAGGGATACCAGTGATATAGCAATGGGAGACCAAACAGTCCAATTTGGTATGACAAGTTGTAAAGCGAGTTTAGTTATCATCAAAAATCATCTCCTTTCGGTTTCATTATCCGTCAGGAGACGATCACAGGAAAGGAGGAAATGCCATGCCACTGTTGCAGGTTGTTGAAGATGATCAGATTTCAAACAAAAAGTATTTAGCGGTCGATGAAGAAGAACTGGCAAAGATGATCAAGGAGAACCAAGAGTTAAAACGCAAGCTAGCAGCACGAGGCATGTGGACGCTCACAACTGCAACAAGCTATGTCGAAGGGCATAACAACACGTGGGTAGTTAACAATATCTTGAACGTCCCACGCTTCCACAAGTTCTTGCAGGATACCGTGGTTTCATATCCACCGCCTGGCAAAAAGGGGTATCTGTTTCATCCGAAACCATGGCTCGACTTCTTAGATAAATGGTTCCCAGAGATTTCAAGGTCGCTTAGAGAGAAGGACAAACAATGATTGGCTATTTACTAATTGCTGGTGGCTTCGGTGTAATCGTGGGTCACTGCTTAGGCCACAGCGGAAATTGGAGGCAGTGGATTGAATAAGGAGGAAGCAACGTGGATTCACAACTAAATGGAAATATTCACCATTTTTCTAGCAAGAAAATTAGCTTAGAGAAGATCAAGCCGATAATTGATAGAGCCAACTGTGAAGTGAGCTTTGAAGATTCTAAGGGTGCAGATTCTGTACTGGCAACTCTGAAAGAAGTAAAGCCTGTTGTCACAATTAATTCCGACTTTTCCAGCCTTTATCACGTTTTACGGGTGGATGCTTAATCATTAACCGAGAGTATATAAATTGTACGACTAGGTCAAGATATGCCTTTAAGGTTTCTAAGTCCGCATATTTTTGGCTTTTGTCCCAATGCGCAAAATTGTTCCCGAAAGTTCGAACCACATCAGCCGGTATCATTGCATTTTCGTCATTTCCAAAGAACTTATCAATTGCTCTGTTTAAGTTGAGGCGTGAGATGTCTTCTTTTGAGGATAGTTCAAAGTCAAGGGCATAATCTTTTATTAAAAGTTCCATGGCTGAACGGTATCCTATTCCAGCGAGATTGGCGTAGCCGTTCTGTTCGCTCGATAAAGAAGCCTGATACATGTCGATAAATTCTGGGGAAAGGTCCCTTAGTAATTGGTCGAATTGTCTTAATTGCGTTTTCGGATAAGCGGCAATCAATCTAGTTCTGTCATTTGAAACTATTTGCAAGGTTAAACAATATTTAAAACAAATATTGCATTTGTGAGTGAAAAAATAAAAATATTCACCCTCCTCTGAAAATTTATTTCGACAAACACTTGTAGGACCAAAACCGACTCCGCAATTTGGACATAGGGCTGGTATTTCAATAGTATGCCAGTTTTGTGAAAGCTCGTTTGAAAAAAATTCGGGTGAGGAAAATAGAACTTTAACATCTTTTGTCAGATACACATTAATCACCTCTTGAACATTCTAGCATTATGCGCACTTTGGTTCACCAATCGTGAAAATGTAATTGAAAAAGGAGGACGTGGATTTATTCGTTCAAAGTATAAAAGATACAAGAAAACCACATGCAACGAAATAATTGGCAAAACAAAAAGCCGCTAAGCGCTGTACCGCTTAACGACCAAAGAAACGTGGTATCAAATGAGTGACCTCATTATACCACAGAAAGAAATGAGGTAAAACAATGGCCAGAGAAATTGGCAAGCAACTTGACCGTCTTGAATCACTTGCATACAAAGTAAGAACTAATCAGTACCTCTTGGACTATTTGAGAGAATGGGCAGAAACCAAGTGCGATCTATTCAGGGATGATGATCCTCACATGACCGATGGTGAGAAGATTCAAGACCGGCTGTTCCTAAAAGACAACTTTAAAAAATACATGGATATCTTGGGTCAAACATCACTCGATATGATCAAATTCGAAGCAGACTTAATGGATGTTCGCCAAAACATTGCCGATCAATGCTTCCATGAAGGCGGTGACGATCATGAATGAGAAACCAGGTTACTATGCAATCCTTCCGCCAGATGTGCGCTATGACAAACAGCTACCACAAGGAGCAAAGCTTCTGTACAGCGAGATCACGGCACTCAGCAATAAGAACGGTTACTGCTGGGCATCAAATGACTATTTTGCAAAACTCTATTCGGTTAGCAATAGCACAATTCAAAGCTGGCTAAAGTCTCTCGAAGATAAGTCGTATATCAGCAGAGTCATTAAATATAAAAGCGGAAGTAAGGAGGTTGAACAGAGATTTATTAGTTTAAACCCCCACCCAGAAAACTGCACCACCCCACCCAGAAAACTGGGTGACCCCCACCCAGAAAACTGGCAAGAGAATAATACAAGTATTAATAAAAACATACGTGTATCCAGCACGTTAGAGAGTGACTTTGAAAAGCTCTGGAAACTGTATCCAAAGAAGATCGGCAAGAAGCCGGCATTAGCTGCGTACAAACGAGCAATGAGTAGAAATAAGAACCCTGCTACCAACAGACAAATTCAGGATGGCATTGTGGCTTATCGACAGCTAATCAAGAGCAAAGGCACAGAGAAGCGGTTTGTCAAAGACGGTAGTACTTTCTTCAACCAAGAGGCATGGAACGATTACCTTGAGGTCGTAAAGGAAGAACGAGATGAGCAGGAAGCTCGAAAGCCTAAGTTCAATCCCAAGGAAACTGCTATTGCAATGTATATCGACTACAACAGTCCTGACCGAGTGCTTGAAGAAATCCAAGCGCAGGGTATTCCAATCAATCCAGAAGATGCTAAACGTTACATTGCTGAATACGATGAAGGGAGGCAACAAGCTTGACGAAAAAGCTTTATGACCCTAGCAATCCTGAACCGCATGTCATGTATGGCTTATATACGAATCCGGAACTCATCAAGTCTGAATGGATTGATCCTAAATGGTTTAACAGCCAGCAATACGCTGCAGTAGTTGCCTACATGAACAAGTTGCCAGGTGACGTCGATACGCTGGAATTGCAGGATGGTTTTGCTACAGCTCATCCTGGCGTGATGTCAGTAGCAGACTGGCAGTACATTATGACCAGCGATTTTGGCACCTCACGCTTTGACTGGTGGGTAGGCAAGCTAAAACGGGACTATTTCCGTAGTCAGCTCATTCAAACAGCACAAGCGTACTCGGAAGAACCAAGCGAGGACAATCTTACCGCGATGATGGTTGCCTCACAGAATGCTACTGCTGCCAGTCAGACGGTAACTGAAAGTAGCATTGCAGATTTGGCAGCGGCCATGGAAGACAAAATAATACACGGCGTTGCTGATAATGGGATTAAAACGTACTTCACGCTTAACAATATTCTAGGCGGTGGTTTGATGCCGGGACGTTTGTTGACGATTGGTGCGCGCCCTGCCGTCGGTAAATCAGCATTCGCGGTTAATCTCATTATTGAGGCTTTGAAACAGCAACCGGAGTTAACAGTTGATATGTTTTCACTTGAAATGTCAAATGCAGAAAACTATAACCGCTTGTTGGCCTGCAAGACTGGCATCAGTTCTGGTAAATTCATCAACCCGCAGAAAAGTCTAAGCGATGCTGAGAAAGTTGAGGTTGAAAAGGCAGGGAACGTTCTTAAAGACTATCACTTGCAACTTTACGACAAGCAGGTGGAATTACCGCAAATCGTCAAAACAATGCGGCAGCGAGCCGCTGATGCAGATAAAGGCTACCTTGCGATTGTTGACTATCTCGGGCTGATTGGTGTTCGTAGCCAAGCGGATCGCCGTCTGCAAATCGAAGAGATCACCCGTCAATTCAAAGTGCTGACCAACGAGCTTGGTATCCCGATTGTTTTGCTTAGTCAATTATCACGAGGTGTTGAGAATCGTCAAGACAAGCAACCGGTACTCTCAGATTTACGAGAGTCTGGATCAATTGAACAAGATAGCAATGCGGTTGGATTCCTTTGGAACAGTGATCGGCAGAACGAAAAATCAGATATCCGTACTGTGACTTTAACAATTGCTAAAAATCGTGAAGGAGCACTTGGCAGCATTGATTTTCGCTTTTTCGCACCAAAGCTGCAGTTTAAGGTGGCGTATTGAAATGGCTTATCCAACTATGACACTTAAAGAGTTCAATGAGTACATGCAGGAGGGACATTATCAATACTCGCTGTTCATCATTCTGCAGCTTGATGAAGCCATGGAATATCTAAAAAAGGCGCAACAAGCCGATGCTGATATGAAGAAGTTTTGGTACCAATGGGCGTACGTGACATTGGTTGATGCGTTAGAGACGGCTGAGTCAGAATATTATGGGGAAACTAGTGCATATTTACCGACAAAAGAAACAGATCCGGTAACACGAGCCTACTGCCAAAACACATACGACATTTGGCGAGGATATCTGAAGAAGCTAAATGTGAACTTACCGAAGCAAAAATTTTGAGGAGGCAAAAGCATGATTGAGCATAAGGACGTGAAGCCAGCGTGATAAGGCTAACGATACCTGGCAACCCAGTACCACAAGGACGGCCGAGGTTCACGCGAATGGGTCATGCTTATGATCCGACTAAATCAAGAAACTACAAGCAGCACGTTAAGAGCGTGGCGTCAGAACTAAATATTGAGCCTCTAAGCGGACCAATAAGGGTGGCAATGGAAATATACCGTCCGCTCCAAAAGTCTGGCAGTAAGGCCTTAATAAGGCGAAAAAAAGAAGGCAAAGTTAGGCCAACAGTTAAGCCGGATGTAGACAACTACTACAAGTCTGTATCAGATGCGCTTACCGGTATTTTGTGGGAAGACGACAACCAAATAGTCGAAATCCATGTTGGCAAATGGTACAGCGATCAACCACGTGTTGAGATTGAAGCAGAAGAGATCGATTAAGGAGAAAAAATCATGAATAAAAAATTGACATTTACAGTAACTGTTTTAGCAGGACTTATGTTTGGTGCTGGTGCAACCGCCATTGCCGACAATGTTTGGCAAGGTCACCAGAACATCGTGGAGACCAAAAACAATATCGACAAGCTGACGGCTAAGATCAACGCTTCACAATCTAGCTTGTCAGATTTACAGCATCAGTTGTCTGACGCGCAGGCGCAGTATGCGTCCCTAAAACAGCAATACGACAACGGCATGGCAAGCAAGGACGCACAGATTCAGCAAAAGATCGTTGAAGGACAGCAAGCAGTCGCCCAGAAACAGGCTGAGGTCGATGCCAAACAGCAGACCATCAATGACCTTACATCACAGTTAGAAGCCGCCAAACAGGCAAACAATGACTTATCACAGGCCATCAAAGACGCACAGAGCATCAAGGACTATTCCGATCAGGCTGTGAAGTCAGCAAACGCACAGTAGGAGGCCAATTAATGAGATCGCTAGAGTTGTTTGCAGGAATCGGTGGCATCGCATTGGCTGAACAAATGGCTGGCATTGAAGTGGCCGGTTTGTGTGAGTACGCAGACTACCCGCGCGCGATTTTACAGAAGCACTGGCCAGATGTGCCACTTTTTAAGGACGTGACAAAACTTGATCGAGAAGAACTCACAAATGCAGGAATCAGCCCTGACTCAATTGACATTGTTTCCGGAGGATTCCCTTGCCAGCCTTTCAGTATTGCCGGGAAGCGAAAAGGCACGGAAGATGACCGCGACCTCTGGCCGGAGATGTTTAGAATTATCAAGCAAATCTGGCCAACTTGGGTTGTTGGAGAGAATGTTGCTAACTTCGCAAACATGGAACTCGACAGAACGCTTTCTGACCTGGAAGGCGCGAGATACCAAGCACGGGCATTTGTATTACCAGCTTGTGCCGTCAATGCCCCGCACCAGCGGCTTCGAACATTCATTGTGGCCCACAGTAACCGTGAAGGACAATCACAAGCCCAAGGGTCTTATCAAGGCCAGCGGAGATGGACTTGCGAAGGCAACAAAGTTTTGGCTGACGCCAGTAGCAAGCGATGGCAAACGAGCGGCCACGATGAGTTCAGAAACATTGCGAACTGGCAAAGCAAACGGGAACCTAGCACAACAAGTAGCACACCAGCAAAGTGGCAGCCTGAACCCAGCGTGGGTCGAGTGGCTGATGGGGTACCCAATAGGTTGGACAGACTTAAAGCATTAGGCAATGCAGTAGTCCCACAGCAAATACTGCCAATATTTAAAGCAATCGTTCAAATTGAGGAGGCCGACCAATGAAAACAGGAGACGACACGTTCGATGACATCTACGTCAGCAAAAAGACTGGCAAGGTCGTAGGCGTCATGTACGAAGATGTGGACTACAAGCTAGTGCCAATCAAACAGGAGGACGAAAAATGAGCGAAGAAAAACTGTACGCGGTAAAGAACGATGAAGGAAGATACTGGGACTTTTTAAACGAAGATGGATTCCACGATTTTGACAGTGTAGATACCCACACTACTTATGAAAAACAACAAGCAGAAGCCGTTGCTGATGACTGTGGTGAACACGTTGTCACTTTGATTGAGGAACCTAAAAAGGTAGTCCTGACCAAGGAACAAGCAGAAATCGTTGAAAAGGCACATGACAGTGGATATCCGGCAACAGAAATCTTTTCTGGAACTGATTCAGGGGCCGGCGAGGAAAGGCTGCTTATTAAGGCTTACGTCAACGGATACACCGTGGCAAAGGAGAAAAGGTACATGGTGGAGCTAGACGGCCTTGTAACAACAGACGGCGCTAAGCAGTATCTGACAAAGAAAGATGGCAAATGGTTCGCTTGCCGAAGAATGCCAGGAATGCATCAAGACTTCACTGACGAAGAGCTTAATAAGGCTCCTGAATGGGCGCAACAACTAGATCGTAAAGAGGTGACTGATGATGACGAATAAAATGAGTCACCAAACAATTGTGCTTCAATGTAGCAATGATATTGATACTGACTTGTTATTGACGGCAATCGAACAAGGAACAGACGGTGTAAATCAAGTTAGCTATCTTTTAGACGCCTACGGCCAGAAGACAATTGAAAAAGCACTACCAGCTCTTACACATGATTTTGATTTTCTGGGGGTGACTGACGATGCTGATTAAGCTAGACAGCGGTGACTATGTAAACACGGATTATATTGAAAGATTGTGGATGATTAATGAACATGACGGCTTCATCAGGTTTGTTAACGCTCCAGACGTCCCTATCAGTGAAAACGATCGTGGCCTTATTCTAAAGGCCATGAAGCCAAAGATCATGCTTACTTTAGGTGAATCTGGGAAACTTGAGCCGACTATTTATCATGAAGGCGGAATAGATTATGGTGCCATGGCATTTTCACCATTAATTAATGGCCAAGAGGTGACTGACGATGAGCAATGAGACGAAGCGGGACGTGTTCGAGGACTTAGTCGAAGAACTAGCAAATGCATACATTGCCTTGGACGGTGAAGGAATTGGCGATGATCTTACTAACGAAGAAAAACAAGCCTATCTGAAAGACTATGACAATGCCTTGCCAGATGATCTGCCGGTGCTTCCGGAAGGCGTTAGTGAATACACCAAGCGGATGATTCCGATATTGGGTGGTCCATACATCAGAGATGATGTATTGACTGAACCACTATTCTCAATCTTTTTAACCATTCAGCATAATCTTAATAAAGATTACCCGCCAGACTTCAAGGCTGAGAATTGGATCATAGATCATAGTGACACTTTCGCCCGTGCATGGGTGCTAGGTGTTTGGCGCGTTGAGGAAACCGGCGAAATCGTTAAATTGGAGGCGGAGAAATGAAGAAATACGATGCGGAAAAAGACGCTTCAACTGTTCAAAGCGCACTTGGGAAATATATTCTTGCTGACTTTATGGATGGCTATAGCAATTTAGAAGACTTGATTGATTCACTTGAAAATAAGCCAAAGTATCTAGTTGAGGACAAAGACATAGACGCATTTGATCGCCTTTACAATTATGATCCAACTAAATTTGTTGAGATTATTTCTTCTGAATGGCGTGAGGTGGAAGCCTGCAACATTAATGCATTATTAGACTACTGCGGCGAGGGGGCGGAGAAATGAAACGAGAGATTAAGTTCAGAGCGTGGGATAAGGTGCACGAGTGTTACTTGTATGACGTACAGGGAGCATATGACACGCTTAGCGGCTGTGTTAAGTATGACGATGGTGAGGATGCTGTTTATGACGAAGAGTGCTTTGCCGGATTCTTGGATACTGATCGTTATGTTGTCGAACAATATACCGGCTTGCACGACAAGAACGGGCGCGAGATCTACGAAGGCGATGTCTTAGATATTGGTCTTCGAAATCAAGACGATAAACCAGTAATAGCACCGGTTAGCTACGAAACATATGCCGCTGGATATGTGCTTGATAATGGAGGAAATGGTATTTGGCAACGACTAACTGAAGATTGTGAGGTCATCGGCAACATCTTTGAGAATCCGGAGCTATTGGAGGGAAAACAATGAAAAATGGGCCTTACCGTTTCATGTCATGGCTTAGTTTCATATTAGCTCTGGCGTCTTCATTCTTACCTGAAAAATATATGAAATTTGGCTTTTACAAAACGTTTATTTTCCTAATGCTACTAGCAATATTGACTGAGCTTTGGGACATCGCTGATGCAATCAGGGAGAAGCGGCAATGAAACAAATGATAAACAACATATGGAATATGTCTCTATCAGCACTGAACATGAATTTGATCATCGTATGCATTGTCCTTGCGGCAATACTGTTTGCATTCCTTCATTGGATAAATAAGCAGAAATGATGATTGCCGTCATGCTGATAATCTCAGGTGCTGCAATGTGGATGTGGGCTAACTGGAAAACTAAGTAGGAGATGAATGATTTGGACAGCAAACGAGCATTGGCCGAAAACCTTAGGAAGAATATATACGATTTGAACATGACACAAGCCAAATATGCAAAAGAGATCGGGATACCCATTAACACGCTTGAATATGTAATCTCTGGGAAGGGCAGTGTTTCACTTAACACCTTAGATAAAATCGCATATGGAGCTGGGATTGATCCATGGGAGCTCATTTGTCCTCATGAAAGCAAATAAAAAAGCGCACCATTACGGCACGCCGTTTCCCCAAATTTTTACAAAATCAATTATACCATAAGGAGTGGACGCAGTGGTGCGAGCAACGAGATATTTTAGCCCAATTGATCATGACAAAACAATTGAAAACGCCAAAGAGGTCTTGGGGAACTACTGGCATCACAAGCGGCTCGCTCAA